AATTCTGCAAACTATCATCAACCCGCCTCCCATTTTCCATATCTCTTCTGCTGCAGAACAACCATAACATTTTTTTGCCGACATTTCTCCAATCATCCAATCATCTCCTCTTTGAATTTTTCCCCAGCTTTAATGGTCACGATTCTACACGGGTAGTTTTGCTTCTTGAACTCAATGCTCTCAGCTTCTTCGCTGTCCATAATCTCAATTGCGCAGCCATCATCCAAATCGAGAACATCGCATCTCATGCCGTTCTTGAAAACGCCCTCGGTATAAAACTCTTTCTTGAGCTTCGTCAGGGCCCTGCAAACCTCGAACTTGGTTTTTGCGTGTTCGTCGCCCTCATTCTCGCCTGTGTAAATCGCGTTCCGCTTTCCCATTTCATTCAGCCTCAATAACCTGGCTGTGTCGTTTCTTTTCCTAAGAATATTTTCTTTGTTCATTCGCCATCCTCCACTTGCCGTCCTCGAGCACGAGATAAACACTGTCCGCTCTCGCTCCGCAATTCAGGCAGGATAGAAAGCAGTAAAATGCAGGCAAATCCTCTTTCGATAACTTGATTGCACTCAATCCCACTGTCAAGTATTTGCTTTTGCATTTCTTGCACTTCAGTTCGAAACTCGCTGTCAGCCTCATGCAAGTCGGATTCGATTCATAGAATTCCTTGATTGGAACCGGTTCCCCTATTGTTTCATCATTAACCGTTTTTTGCATTTGTTTTTCCCTCCATATACTTGTCGCCCAAACGTCTGCGAAGTTCCCTGAGATGACAACAATCCATTTGCGGCTTTTCCTTAACGCTTTTCCAATACCCGTCCTTACAATCGCACATCCAGACCTGCGTCTTGTCATTGAACCACTGATGACAATTTCCCTCAATGCACTTGTAATGCGTTCCGCCTTCATGCCGGAAATGAAAAGCAAAGCCCGTGGTTTCACTTCCCAATCTTTGTCTGGTCACTGTAGTATACTACTTTGGCTTTCCAACCAATTTGAACTTCAGGTTCTTTTTCAACTTTGTGTGCCAATCGTTCTCCAGTGTTTTCATTCACTGAAACAATTCTCCAACTCGTGCCTTTCTCTGTATCCTTGTGGTCAGTTTCAACTACATCGATTACCTTTAGCTCGTACTCTGCCTTCATCCTTATTCCTCCACTTTTGCATTCGCTGCAAACTTTTTGATTGCCGCGATTCCTTTCTTCGCGTTTCGCTTCTGGTTGTAGCCCTCGCTTTGAGCGATGACTTTTCCGTTCGGGGCCTTCAAGTGAAAATACCACTTGTTATCCTCTGCGCTTTGCGCCAATTCAAATTTTGCGTTCATGGTTTTACCTCCTTCAATCTCTTTCTTTTGAATCGATATCATCGCTTTTTTCGATAAGCACGTACGTTTCGTATTCGGCTTTTTTTATCAGGCCTCGTCCTTCGAGTTCTTTCAACGCGCCTGTCATGCTTCCAAAGGGCACGCCTGATTTGTCTTGAATCGCCTGCCTTTTCTCCACGCCCTGCTTAATTGCAGTCAGGACTTTTTGCGCGTTAAAAGAAAGCGCGCCCTTGATTTCGCCCTGGACTTTCTCCTGCAATTTGCTGAGCCTGTCAACGTTTTCTTGCAGCTTTACTTTTATTCTGTCGTCGATTATTGCATCGTTTTCCTCTGGCTCTTCTTCGGATTCTTCCTCGTCGTCCTCTTCCTCTTCTGCCTCTGTTTGCTCTGGCAGTTCTCCTGCCTTGCGCTTTTTCCAGTACGCCTTCATTCGCTCGGACGGAGTTAGTTTTTTTTCCGGCTTTTTCTCGGCTTTTTTTTTATCCCTGGCTTTGTAACCGTGCTTTTTCCTCATGTACTCGCGCTGATAAGCATTCCTTTTTTCCCGTTCTTCTTCATCCAGAGCTTTTTTGCTGCACTTCTTTTTTTTCTCGTCGCTTCCTAAGCCAAAAGCAACCTTTCTTTTTGACGCCTTGTTTTTTGCTTCAGGCGCTTCCTTTTCTTCTAGGGAAGAGAATATCTCTTGAATTTCGTATGCTGCATCGTGCATCTTTTTGAACTCTTTCTTTAGACGCGCCAAGTTCTTCGAATTCACCAACTCAAAGCCACTCTTTCGCTTCTTGAAACTCAGTTCCTTTTCCAGCAATTCCTTTGCCTCTTCAATAAATCCCATTAAAATCACCTCTCAATCATTTTGTGAAAAATATGTCTAACTGTTTCTGCTGAAGTTCCAGCAGCTTCCGCAATAACTTGTTGCGTTCGCGCATTGTTGCTAATAAGGCAAATCTGGTAGATTCTGGCTGCCACGACTCCGTTCGGATTTTTTCCGTCCTTTATGATAGCCATATCCTGCCTGATATAATTCTGGTACTTTCCGACGATGTCTTGTGCCAAACCCAAGATGCCCATTATCCTGCTGACTTTCATGAGCAATGCGTTCTCGAAATCCGAATCGCACAAGATGTCTATTCCTTCAATCTTCATTCAAGCGCCTCCTGCATAAGTCAAGCCGAACAAATCTTTTGGATTCTTCAAAGCCCTTGGATTCACGGCATAAGCCTCGCTCCCATTATCAAACTTCTTCAGCTCACTATTGGCAACAACATCCTGCTTTCTTATCCAACCAAAAATCTTGACGAAAATCGCATTGGTTTCCCAACTGAGGAACTCCATCTCTTCGAACAAATAGGCATCAATGCCCTTGTGCTCAAACTGCTTCTTGTTGATGAGAAAATCGCTGGACGTCTTGACGTCAAATCTCAGAGCCTGTAGCAATCCGTTCTCATTAGGTACCGCAAGATAGCAATCGAATTGGTCGACTTCCCGGCCTTCGTGAATTTCCGGTTTTGGCAAATTAAAAACCTCGCAATTGGCAAACTCGACCTCGAATCCCTTGACGTCTGCCTTGAACTCATCGCCTTGTAAAAACTTGTCTGCGTTTGCATGGCGGAGCCTGTAAACTTTCTCAGCAAACTTTCGAGCAGCTTCGATTGTCTTTCTTGAAATCAATCGCCTAATCATTTGCCTGCCTCCAAAAGCTTTCTTAATTTTTGAACTTTGTCTTCCCAAACTGCTTCTGTGTCTTGACAACCAATACAATAAACTTGATTGGCTGACTCTGACATTATTTTTGCCGGTAAACTTTCAAATGAGCTTCCCATGAACATTTTTTTTATTTCTTTTAGGCATCTTTTGTTTTCGTCTTCTCTGCCTCGTTCATACCCGTCTTCCCACGTCCCATCAGCAACTGAATCTTGTCCACCATCATAACTCATTCTTTTTCGCCTCAATTCCGCTTCATGAGATGGAAAATCGTGAGTGTAAGCGCTGTTGTCTGATTTGTGATTGTAAGCACTGTTTTCCTCAACCTTCAACCTTTCGAGCAAGTCAAAACTCGTAGCCATGTTTTTGTTTGAATAAACCAAGTCCTGCAGGGCAGAATCCAAAAACGCGATTCTTTCTCCATTCGGAACACTGTCGAGTAACTGGCCGAGAACCATGGCTTTTATAGAATACACTTGTTTCTCATCCGTCAATGCCTTAGTGTAGGCGAGTATTTCTTCCATTTTTTTCATTACAAAATCAGCATGCTTCATATTCTCCTCGAGGACTTCCTTTGGAATCTCTGGGTGTAGCAAGCATTGGGCTTTCAGCATCAGGACTTTTTCTTCCGGTGTCATTTCTTCACATCCTTTGTTGTTCTTGCATAAAGCCAGTCAAGACAATTTCCTTTCGTATCGAGAACTACCGTAGATTTTGTGCAGTAATTTCCTCCGCAGTTTGCTTTCAAAAAAAAGCAGTCAATTCTTCCGCATTGAATCCTCGGCATTATCTTCCTCCATGTGCTTTTTTTGATAAGAATTGGCAACCTTTGATTTCGCTGAGTGCAAATTGATAGCAAGCCTCTGCTTCTTTCCTGCTTTTTACGCCCACAATGCAGACTGAACCATTTTTCCAAATTGAAATGCAACCCGTCTTTATTTTTGGGTGTGTGTTTCCATCCTTGCCTATTTTCAATTGTAAAAAAGGAGCTATTTCTTCATTAAGAGTCATCCAAAAAAACTTGCTTTTCTTCAAAACCTTATTGTAATCAAGAATGCCTTTGAAAGGAGCTTTGCCTTGAAAACACATATTTGTGACAATTAAGTTACTCATGTTTTCCCTCTGTGTCTGTCTAAGTAATGGGATTGCGGAAACCTTGTCCGCAATCCGCAAATCCCGCAGCGTTCGTGTTCTACGAGTTTCCTGTTCATGCCTTTTCCTCTTTCAATTTTTTCAATTCTACTTCAAGTTCTTTAATGCGCTTTTCTTTTTCAGATTCTTTCTCTTGTTCTATGAGCCTGAGTTTGCCGAAAACAATGGTTCCTTCAAGTTTCGAGCATTCCACAATTTGTTCTTCTTCACTTGTTTTTTTCCAAGTTGCCGTGCCTGCAAACAAATTGCAGGAGAATTTTAGCAATCCGTTGCAGATAATTGACATTCCAGCCTTGATGCCATATCCAGCCTCGATGCCACTTCCAGCCTTGATGCCACTTCCAGCCTTGATGCCACTTCCAGCCTTGATGTCCCATCCAGCCTCGATGCCCCATCCAGCCTCGATGCCCCATCCAGCCTCGATGCCATTTCCAGCTTCGATACTCCATCCAGCCTTGATACCATCTCCAGCCTTGATGCCCCATCCAGCCTCGATGCCATTTCCAGCCTCGATGCCATTTCCAGCCTCGATGTCCCATCCAGCCTTGATGCCACATCCAACCGAAGCCGTTATGCTTCCAGTCGCCTTGACAGTTTTTTTGAAACGAACCACGCCAAGATTTTCTTCAAAGAAAACGTTTCCATCAAAATCTATTCCGTCTTCTTTGAAAAAATTGTTTTCATCCAAATCCTTTTTTGTTATCCGCAATTCGTTCACTTAACCACCTTCTTTTTCGCCGCCTTTTTTGCTTCGCAATGTTCGCAGATTTTCCAACCAGCTTTTTTCTCTTGTTCTGAAAAAGGCTTGCCGCATTTCTTGCAGACTGCCTTCTTTGTTTCTTTCTTCTCTATCCGCTTGTCGATTACTTTGCCTTTGAACTGCTTGACGAGTTGCAGCATTCCCTCGTAATCCTTCTTCGTTATTTCCCCTGCTGCAGGGCCGCAGACGGATGATCCATCTTTTCCCCTGTAATTCCTGACGAGTTGGAATTCCGTTTCGTGTTCGCGCCTGATGCTTATGTGGCCGAAGTCCTTGTCCCTCGACATGCTCAGGTTCCAGTCTTTCTTGTTTTTGTCCGTGAAGGAAATTGAGTTTATTTCGCCAAGATTCTTGAGGACGAATTCCTGCGCGTCATTGTAAGCCCTGGGCCAATCGATTTCTATTTCCAAGTTTCTCCTGAACTTGGGCTTTTTTTGCTTCTCTGTCTTGTTGTAGCTTCCGCCTATTGTTTCCTGTTCGGATTTGCCTGTCTTTGAATCCCAGTCGTGGTATTGCGCGCATTTGAGGTGCTTTCTCCAGTCCAGGCCTGTTGCCTTGCCTTTGCATTTTGGGCAGGTCTTGAACTCTGCTTTTTCCAGCGTTTCCTCAAATTCTTTGCGCTGCTTTATTTCGCCTTCCGCTCTCCTGGCCTGATCTTCTATGTCCCTAAATGAGATTTTTCCAAACCTCCCGATGGTTTTGCAGAGTTCAATCCTGACTTCCGGCTTTGCCTTTGCGTAAGCCAACCAGTGCGTCCCATCAAGCTCCGCATCCTTTGCGACCTTCTTAATCAGGAGTTCCTTCTCATCCTCTCTGATTGTGAGCAGTGTCATCCTGTCTTTGACGAATTGCTCGCTCAGGCCATATTCTTTCGAGATGCCTTTTGTGTCCAGGCCTGTCTGCCTCAGGAGGTCAAAAAAGATTCCTTCCTTGAAGCAGTCGAGCATCCCCCTGTCCGCGTTGATTTTGTAGCAGAGTCGCATTGCGTCCGCGTCTTTGACGGCTGACTTGACCAATGCCTTGACGTTCTGGATTTTGAGTTCTTTCGCAATCCGAATCCTATTCTCTCCGTCAATCAATTCGTACAGGTCGTCCGCCACTTTTCGGACAATGACGGGCTGCTGTATCCCATCCTGCAAGATTGATTCCTTCAGCGCAGCGTACTTCTCCTCCGACATTTTGTTTGGATTGAAAAGGTTGAAGGATATTTCCTCGACTTTCAGTGTTTCTTCTATTCCCATCGTCTTGCCCCCTTGCGTTCTTCCCTGCAGGCAATGAAAACCGAGTTAATCATTGTCGTGGTTTCTTCCAGGGACTGAACTACTATGTTCTGTTTCGATAGGCTGTCGTTCACGGCCTTGATGCAACTATCCATGAGCTTGAAGACCTCGTCGTCCGTCATGAACGCGATTGTCGGCTTCTTCACCTGGGCCTGCACTGCTATCGGCTGCATTGGCTTTGCCGGTGGCGCATAGTTCGCAATTGCCTCTGCTACAATCTTTATTTCTGTGTCCTGCTGGACATTCTTGTAGCCGCCTTTTTCAGTGGTTTCAAATTCAATCTGCATTCCTGGCTTCAACTTTTTTATTTTCTCTTCGAGTTCGCTTTTTGAAAATGCTGCAAGCCCGAACGTTTCCCCGCTTACTTCCAAGTTAGTTCCGTACAAAAACCAGGCTTGGCCCTTTTTGTTTGTTCCTTCTTTCAGGAGCGTTATTTCTTTTGCTCCCTGGTATATTCCTTTCATTCAGATTCCTCCTGCCAATCCATAACGGTCTTGGCAAAGGCCAGGCGAGGAATCGAACCTCGACTTTCCATGCTGGCCAGGCCGGGCAAATTGCCCGGCTTTTTTCCCAACACGATTTTTGTTTGCTTTGACTGCTTTTTCAGCCGTCATAAGCCATTCCCGCCAGTGTCTTACTTTTGTTCGCCCCATATTTCAGGGCCGCAGCTTCTCTTGCCACTGTTTTGTTGAAGCTGCTGTTTCTTTCCAGGTGCTCTGGTCCTGTTGGGTATTTTTCCCAATTCATGTTTCACTCACTCTCCGCTCTGGTTCTTTCGTCGTTCCATGCTTCCTCATTAGCCATTTCTTGCTCGAAGTCGAAGTCCTCTGCTTCGTTCTTCTTGTGCTGTGCTTGGCAGTTGTCGCAGATCCATGGTTCAGGCATTTCGTCCGGCACTGACTCGGTTATTCCGCAATCCTTGCATTGCAGTTCTTTCATTGTTCCGCCCCCTTGAGTAGGTCATAAGACATTCGGGCAGTTTGCACTGTGGCTTTTGACAAAACGCTTGCTAACTGCATTTTGTCGATTCCTGTTTTTTGAATGCATCCTGAACCATAGAATTCGAGCTTTCCGTCGTCTGTCCTGCAGACAAAGCTTCTTCCGTGCGGCCTCTTACAGAGAGCGCATTCTTTTTTTTCACCGTTAAACGCTACAAAGAGCGCGACTATCTTCATTGGTATCCTCTCCTCCGGCTGCTTGACGCTCGCCGGCATAAATTGATACGAATAAAGCCCGCGCCTTATTACGCAGGCTGTGAGATGAAAGCCTAATGCTCATTCAAGTAAGCCTCCAAAAGTCGCTGTATGACTGCTTCGTATGTATCTGTTGGATGCTCCTTGATATTGTCGAGCTTTGTTTTTTGTTCCTCATTGACTTGAATTAAAGTTTTTTTGCTCATAAAAACCAATTAAAATATGTTATAATCTATTTAAATATCTTGTCTTTTTACCCGATTTTGTTCACTTTGTCTGGTTTAATGGTTATACCACTGGTTGAACCCGGAGTACAACCGAACATCCGCTTTGCCTTTTCCGTCACCAAAAAATCCCCATTGCATAATTCAAACATTCCTTCTTTGACAAAAAAACTGGCATGATTCTTCAAGGTCTTCTCTTGTTTGATTTCAAAGTAAGTCCTGACCGCTATTAAAAAAGCCCTCTGGGAAATAACCAGGTCTTTGCTCATGTCGGTACCTGAATTCTTTATATTCCGCAGTAATGTTTCCAGGAAGTCATTGTCCCTCGTGTTCATCTGACCACTTCCGCTTCGAAATCCCAGATTCCCTGCTTCTGTGATTCATTATACGCCGTTCTCTTGGCTCTTCCGAGTTCCTTCAAACCCGGTCCTGCAAGCTGCCTGGCTTTCCACTTTGCCTCCGCACAACTTTGTGCTCTTACTCTCAATCTCTCTTTCATTCAATCACCTCCTCTGGTTCTTTTCTTTCCCTTCCCTCGGCTATATCCACCAAGTCCACTATTGTCAAACCGTGCTTTTTACAAAGCTCATCCCTGAATTTGTTGGCATTTTCCTGTTGTTGCGGCTTTCCTTCGATTGTGGCCCTGACTTGAATCGACCGCCATTCCCGGATTTCTTTCCTGAGTTCGTCAGAAACTTCCAGTTTTTTCAAATCTTGGGCTTTCTCTCCGGCAATCACTTCCAACAATTCCCTTATTTTTATGAGTTCACTTAGCATTCGATTCATGCAAAACACCTCCTTTCAGTTTTCCCCAGATTTCAAAATACGCGCCCGTTAAATTCAAGACGCAAAAACGAAAGTCATCCTCGATTGAGTACACGTTTATCTGGCTCCTCGCCCTCTTGATGAGCCCGAGCCTCTCAAGATACTGCAGCCTCATCGTGTAGAATGGCCTACTCGGCGCCCTGAATCCGTATGCTTTGTGAAGCCGCTTTATCTCCTGAATCAGGTCTTTCGTGGATGGGTTTCCGAGAGAAACAATCGCCTTGAGAAGCACCAAATCAAACTGTCTGATTTTGTTAAGTTCTTCCGCCAGTTTCATCCGCTCCACCTTCTATTCTTTTGCTTTGCACTATTCTTGATTTGTTCAAAACAAGCTCTTCGCCTCGGACTGTCACTATCCTAATCAGCGAACCGTCCTCCTCGACTACTTCGCCCGTGTAAAAAATAGCATTGGGCATTTCGAACTTGTAAGTCCTTCCTATCCTATACAATTCTATCCCTCCTGGCCCTTTTAGCCACATCTAACTACAGCGGTACGTTTTAAAAAACCCGACATTTAAGCAATTAATTAAATCCTACTGCATTGCCTGGTTCTTCGTTTCCCGGATGCAAAAAAAAGTTTTAAAAAAACAGATTCAAATCATTCTTTTTTAAAAAAACAGATTTGGCAATCTAATACCGATTACCTTGCTTAAATACCTTTGCTTAACTCTGATTTAAGCACCCGCTTAAAAGCCAAAAAAAGAGAATTGCCTTGTAAAGCCATTGTATTGCTTCTGCTGCCAAATTCACCCATCCGACACCTATACAGATTTAATTAAACGCTTAATTCTGATTTAAGCCCCCACTTAAAAGCCCCAAAATCGTGCTTTTATGTTTTTTCAGACCATTTTGACGAATCGGATTCATTTCGTCAATCACAGACTTTTAAGCCCCCACTTAAAAGTCTTGTCACTGGAAATAAAAAAAGACTGCTATGCCTACAAAAAAAAGCCCTGTAAAAACAAAAAAAAACCGCTTTTTTCTCATGAATCTCTCCACAGCGATGAGCACAAGGACGAGGTCCCCTCGCCCCTGCTCTCGCAAGAACTGGGCCCGTGCAATCGCTTTCTCAGAACAACTTGCCTTAGAAAGCCTTGACTGCACCCGCTACTGCCGAAGCAACCGTTGTCACCGGCAATATCAAGGTCACCGGAACACCGGCTCCTACCGCGGCAACACCTGCTGCCACAGCTATTACCTGCAATGCAAAGCCAAGCACAAAGCCGCCTATCGCGCCTTTTACCAGGCCTTTTGCAGAGTAGTCACTCTCTTTCTCTTTTTCTTCAGCCATTTTTTTACCTCCTTTTCAGTCAATACAATTCAAGATTGTAAGCCTCAATCCTTGTGCTTGTATATGTTTCCAAGGAAATCCAATACGACTTTTATGCCCACTGTCGTTCCTCCGATAGCAAGAGAAGCTCCAGGGCACTGCGCATCAATTTGCGAAAAAAAACCGATGCCAATCGCTACCACGCCCATCACCGCGCTTTTTGCCAGTTTGCTTAAGGCGATTCTCCAATCGTTTCCCATTTAGATTCCTCCTTTAAAAAATCCTGTTATAAAATTTCCTATTATTCCTGCCATGATTCCAACCAAGGCTGCTATGCCTAAAACCTTGTTTTTAAAAGCCTCCAATCCGCTTATATTGCTTTCACAGTCCTTTATCCTTATTCCAATGGATTCCCTATGCCCTTGGCATGCTTTTGTGAATTCGATTGTTTCCCTCACGTAATCGTCCTTCATTTCCTTGAGAAGTCCTTTGATGCTATTCAGTTCTGCGATTGTATATCCTTTGAATTCAGCCATTTCAAACTCTCTGCCAAGCGCTTTATGCTGGCCGTTTATTCCAAGCTCTTGCTTTGAAATCATGCTTGCCTCTTAAAGTTTTTTGGCATTCCTGTCATTGTCTGCATTTTTCCGTAAGCATCATGCCGGTTCCAAGAAAACCAAATTCCCCAATTTTTTTCAATGTCATTGTAATTTCTTTCTTCCTCGTGCGTTGGTCTTTCAGAAACAGGCTTTTTGTTTGGAAAAAAGCACCAGTCTAATACCAAGAATTTGTTGTCTGTTTCTCGGCAATAAGTACAATACGCGTGCCCTGTATTTCCCGCAACTAAACCGGCATTCAATCGCACGCGCCAATAAGGCACATCAGATTTCATGAGAATATTAGCCAAAAGAATCGCGCCATCCTCGCAGTCGCCGACCTTTCTTTTCAAAGTCTGCCAAGAAAAAGCCCAGTACTCATCAAAGCCATAGGCTTGCTTGTCCGGAACGTACTTCACGTTCGCCATAACCCACAGCAATGCCTTCAGGGCTTTCTCATCGTTACTGCCAGTAACCACAGGTAACTTGCAGTCATAATACTGGAAAAAGTTCCGCACATCAATGTTGTAGTTCCCATCCGTCGCATGCACAATGTATTCCATGTCAATCTTCGGGTACTTGTTCTCGTAAAAGACCTCTACATCAGACGGCAAGGTAAGAAATAACTGGTTTTTGTAAGAGAGAACCTCTGTCTCCAACTGCGAGATTGTTTTCTCGTTTTGTGAAAAATTCTCTTTGGCATTCTGCAAAGATATTCTTAAATCATTGTTCTGCAGCATGAGGGAATCTATCCTGTCATTGAAACCAAAGATTCTTCCAAAAAAATCTTTCAACATTTTTTTCCTCACTTGTACTTCACGATTGCGATTGCGTTATGGTAAGGCGGCCTGTTCTCCTCGTTGCTTGCTGCTCCAGATGCAAAATTCATTGAGTGACTATGCACTCCTGAAGAACTTGAACCAGCTGACACATAGTTTTGGTCTCCTGTATTATTCGCAGTGCTTCCATTGACGGCATGTGTGTGTGCCATTGTGTCGGATCCGCCTGTTCCTCCTGCTGTGTCAGCAGACCTTATGAACTTGCCTAATCCGTTCAAATCTGGTACTGCTTGGCCGTTTATCGGGCTCTCTGCATCGCTGACAGTTGTTCCATCTGCAAGAGTCCAAAAAGCGGAAACATTGTAAGTCGGCACGCCCGTAATGTTAGCCAAGACATGCTTCACGGTTCCAATCGGATCCGCGTCATCCTGCACAATGTTGATAAAAAGGTTTGTCGCAGAAGTCGCTTTCCCAACTTCAATGCAGCTTTTTGTCGCGCTTATCTGCCCGCTTGTTGAGAGGTAATAAACGACTCCGGAAGAAAGCCCGCTTGTTACGTAGTTCCCATAAGTCTGGACGTATGCCGTATATGTGGAACTCACTGTCGCTATCACGACACCGTCAGCTCTGATGTCGTCAGCAGTGACTGTCCCGCTTTGGTAGACTTTGCAATCGTTTTTCTTTATGAAGACAATGTTTCCTGCAGTCAGGTTTTCTCCTGCTACTACATTAATCATTCCGACCGCATTTCCATTACTGGCATAGATAACATCATCGTCTGATTTTGGATACACGTATTGTGCTGCTGGCATTTAAGTCCCTCTTTTATAGGTCGTAGTCACAAATACTTGGATTGTCGCGACCTTTGTTATTCCGGTAAAAACAAGATGGCTACTGCAAATCGGAGTTCCATCCGTATTAAAATCGCCGAATTCGGTGATTGTGTTCCCATTTGCCTGCGTAGCTCCAATGAATCCCTGGGTCGTCACTTTTTGGTTCGTCGTGTCAAAAGTCGGGTATCCAGAAACAAAATCCTTGAAGTCACTAGCTGCGTTCCATCCAGCTATCACTGTTTTAAGGCCAGTGTCAGCTTCTGCTGGCGTGGTTGTTCCTATTCCGATTTTAAACCGGCTCGGAACCGTGTAATCCGGAGTGGCTTTGTAAGCCCTGTTGAAAATAGCGTTTGCCCCGTTCTTAGTTATTACTGCTCCGTTTGCCATGTTAAACCTCTTTTTTGTCGTTTCCCCTATTTAAACATTCCATTCATGCGTTGTACTACTCTGTTCTGTTATTTTGTTTCCGTATATGGATGTTCCATAAACCCCATTTGTTGCATGCCCATAAATGGCTGAATCGTTAATGTCTTGGATTAAAACAATGGTTTTCTCTGGCACCAAGGGCAATTCCATGGTTTTTTGCACGATTTCCGTGACCGCGTCGGTTGATCCAATCACTGTTTCCTCGAGCCTCTTGACTCTCTCAATAATGTTTGCCTGGTATTCCTCAATCGTGTACTGCTTGTCACCAACTTCGATTTCGACAAGTGCCTGCGGCCAACCGTCAATGACCTTGTATATCGTGAAAAACTGGTCAACATTTGGCACGTTTATGGTGTCGACAACCCGAATGCTTTGCCCCACATGCACGTTCAGAGTCGGAGTCCAGAGAACCTTTAGCCTTGTTGACTTGAAAGGAACTTTGTATTTGCCGAGAATGTTGTTTCCTCTCTTCCAGGCATCGGAAAGAGTTATTGCGTCCGTCAAGGTCACGGTCTTTTGGTACGCCATGTTGTAGTCTGTTTGGGATTCGTCGTCTGATAAGTGCACTGGAATCGGAGCGTAATAAGAGTAATCTACGAGAATGTTGTTTGTGCTTGAGGTTGCTGTAAAGGAAGTCGTGACTATTTTTTTGTTCTTTTTGTCGATTTCGTAGTCATGGCTTGAAGTCCCATCCAAAATATCTCCGACCAAAATCTCGGATTGCAGTTTTGCCGTAGTAGCATAGTTTTTGGCTGCCGAATAATAAACAGCCACATCCTCAGGAATGGCAGTGAGTTCGAACTCTGTTTCGCTTGCGTCACCGGAAAACACTTCGCTGCTTTGCACGAGTTGTTGTGCTCCTTCGAGCCTTAAGTCATTTATCATTTCACTACGGTCGTATTCCCAGTCAGGTATTTGGACGACATTGCTGCCGACAGTCAGGACATTCGTATTGGTTGTGTAGTTCTTTGGCTCAAAATAAGCAAACCCGGTGTCTGCTTTGTAGTAAAAAACCCAGTTGAGGGATTCCGCGAGCTTCCTGCATCTCTCGAAAATATCCGCGTTCCTGCAGGGAAATTTTTCTAAAATGGTTTCTGTTCCACTGTCCTGCACTGTTGCCCCACTGTTCGTGCTAAGGCCTCCGTAGGTTTCCACAAGATCGATGAAAATGTCCGAGATTTTTCCATCCGGGTAAGCCGGGTCTCCTAGGACGTTCTTGTCGTAATAGTGCATTACTTGGCGGTTGATGAGTTTCGCAAGCTCATCCTTCGCGGTCAGGTCAAGGAATCCTCCTTTTGGCTCTAACAAATCAAGGAATCCGGTGAAGGTTTTGGTTGTCGGCGGGTCGTTCGAATCCTCCCAGACTTCGACCGTGAGCGTGTTGTCCAAGGTAACAAGGCTGCCGATGTTCTTCGTGAATTTGAAACCATAGGTCGAAATGCTGTCCCCATAGCTCTCTATTTTTTCTGCATTGATGAGGAAGTCTGTGCAATCGATTCCGCCCAGTTTAACCAAAATGTTTTTTGCCATAAAAAATTCCTTTAAATGGAATTCGTTGAATCGCACTCCATGAGCTCGATGCTGTACTCGAAGCTGTTCGGGTCCGCTTTTATGGCTTTGACCTCCGCATCGAGCACATAAACCGTTATCGTGGTGTTGGATCCCCTGCCCCTGTTGAGGATTTCAGGCGTGTAAACGTATCCTATTTGCCCTCCATTGCTTCCTTGTGTTCCGAAGATGAGGGCATTTGTCCCAAGTCCAGCGATGTCGTCTGCGAACTTGTAGATGTCGGACACGTCGTCTTTCGTCACGATTCCCTTGATGCTGATTGTCCTCGTGCAGCCCATCAAATCCATCAAGATTTTTTTGTTGCTGTCCAGCGTCGGCATTGGGAAGTCGAACAAATTGCTTGTCTTATGTATAAGCTCTTCTTGCACGTTGTAAAGCGTCAGTGTCGAGCTCGTGCTCGAAGTAAAAGTTTTTGAAGCTCCTCCTGCAAGCGTTGGGTTTGTCAAAGTCATGCTTGTGCCTCCAATCCGAGTTTTTTCGCAATTTTTTCAAGAACCTTGAGTGAAACCGTCATGTAAGCGAAATGCTGCTTGTGCTTTTCTGCTCGGTCTTTTGTAATGGCTTCGAGCATGTTGAAATTGCATTTTGAAACATAGCTCAGTCCAATTAGTTTTGTCTGCGTTCTCTTGAACTCTTCTGCGAGGGCCTTGAATTGCTTGTTGGTTTCAACAAGGTCTTTCGCTAAAACATCCAGTTTTTTTTCAATCGGTTCAAGCATAAAACAACACCTATGCGTAGAAGCCTCCGGTATAACTGGTTCTGGTCCTGAGTTCCCTTCCTTGGTTTCTTCCAACTTGTTCGACGATTCTCTTGAGTTCGCCCTTGTCGACTCTCGGGTCTATGTGGAAAATGTTATTAATGGTAACGTTCCCGCCAATTGCTCCCGGGTTTTTGACTCCAATTACCGTGTCGCCCGCACTGAAAGCCTGGACTCCCATGCCTGGCCTGCTAATGAAATCACCTGCTTTTCCACCGCCGCCTCCGCCGCCGCTCTTCGGCGGACTCCAAGAACTTATCCAATTCAAGATGCCTTGAAATCCCTGTGCTATTGGCAAAAGCAAAGCGCCAATGTCCTGCAGTGTTTTGATGATTGTCTGCCATTCATCATCAATCATTTTGTTGACATCTGCTATCGCCTGCTTTATTTTGGTCCACATGTCCGTTCCAAAGACTTGCTCGCCGATATAATTCACTACGCCTTTTATATTCGCCCATAATCCGTCGATGCTGAAAACGTTTTCCTGCAAAAATGTTATTGCTGCCTGGATTTTTCCCCAGATTTCTTCTCCGAATATGCTCGTACCAATGAAGTCAATCGCGGTTTTCACTTTGCCCCAGACTCCTTCGGCTGAAAAAATCTTGTCCCTTATGAATTCAATGACCGACTTTATTTTTGTCCACTGCTCTTCCCCGAACACAGCCATGCCAATCGCATTTATGGTATTCTTGAGAACCTCGGCTGCTCCTGCGAAAACCGTTTGAATGGCGGTTATTATCTGCGGCAAGTTCTCAACAATGGCTGTCGCCAAACCGAAAAGAATCGGCCCTGCCAAGCCAATCATTGCGCTGATGAGAAGTTCCACGCCTGCGCCCAAGATGTTCGCAAAGAATCCCGCCAAGTCTCCTCTTCCCAGGGCTTCGAACGCCAAACCAATTTTTTCTCCGACTTTCATCAAAGAGTTCCAAATGGCTTGGAGCCATTTGCCCATTACATTCAGCATTATTGTGAAGATTCCCGCGAGCCACTGGGATGCTCCGATAAGCGCTTTGATGACTGCTGGCAAATAAGGCAATAGTATCCTCAAAAGTGGCATTAAAAGAATGAGCATCATGGCGGTAAGTGTCTTGCTCATGACCTTTATAATGGGCCCGACTGCCTCAAAGAAAGCGCTCACTATAGCCAGTGCGGCTGAGATGACCAATCCTATTCCAACCAAAGCAGTCATGCTTCCAGCCATGCTTGCCATTGCTCCACCGGCTCCTGCTTCTGCTCCTCCGCCTGCAGCCATTCCTTGTCCAACAGCACTCACGCCCGGTATTTTGGAGAACTCTTTTCCCATGCCTTCGAGAGTCTTTCCGAATCCTTTTCCAAAAGAGCTTCCGCTGAACGCCTTTCCGATTCCTTCGGTTGTCTTTCCGATTGAAGAATTGATTTTGCCAACCATTTGTTCGGCTGCTTTTTTCACGGATTCCTGTGTTGGAATGAGCCTGTAATAGACTGTAACATCGCCTTCTGGAATTCAAATCACCTTCTCAGTTTCTTTGCTTCTGCTTCCTCTTTCTCGACTCTTGCATTGTGGATTGTCTTCATGCCATCAATTGTCAGCAAATCCATTCTATCAAGTTCCCATGGCTTTATTCCGAACTCTTTTGCGAACAAATAATAATCCGCTATTGCTTCCACATCAGGATCATCGCTTGCTATTCTGTTGATGATTCCGTAGAGTCCAGTTTTTTTTTTACCTCCAAAGTATTGAATTTCTCCACTTCGCTCCTAATCCAGTCACCGATTGGAGTAGGAAGATGTTCTATTGCCTCCATGCTGTTCGCGCCCCAGGGCGCGCTAACTACACCGTAAAGAATGGTCAGGCTTTCCCAGTCTGCAGCACTCATGTCAGCAGTCAGGTTCCTGTTTCCAGGGATTCCCCTGATTTTTATACTAGCTCTTTTTATTTTAAGATTGTCCCCGTATTCCAATAGTTTTATGACAACCTTGTCGTCCTGCCAGTTTTTCTTAAAATTCTTGTTCGCCAGTTCGAACAATTCCGCTGGAATCTGCACTTGTCTCGTCAATCCTTCTTCGTCCATTTCATCCCTCCGGGAATTTTTAAGAGGGCTTCTCCGAAGCCCTGCTTAACTACAAAGCATATTGAGTTGCATTGCTTATCACGACGCTCGTCAAGGTCCTTGCCCTAATCGTTATGTCCTGTTTCACCACATCGTCTGTGACCGCGGTGATTGTTCCTTTTTCGACTCTCACGTTCGCGAACAAGAAGACATAACTTCTCGTGCTGCTTCCGGCTTCACCATTGCTTATCGTGAGCTCGGCTGTTGCGACCTCCGCTGGAATTGCTGCCGGAGCTGTCGTGCTTCCAAGCGCAGCATCCCAGAACTGGTTGTCGTTCTCATAAGTCGCTGTCACTTTGATATTCCATTCCCTCTGAGTCGGCACGCTCTTTTGCTGTATCCTGCTTCCGAGTCCATAAATTTGCTTCGGGTTCCTGTTCCAAGTCATGTCAATGCTCTGAATGTCTGCAATAGTTGTCGCGTTCGGCTGCTCGAAACTCGCTGCTCCGAAACTGAACGGATCTTCAACTGGATTCACCAAAGCATCCAAAGTCGTGTCTTTGTCAAGGTTTGCGAAAGTTCCCTCGAGGCTTACTTTGACGTATTCTCCGACCGAAGCCGTGAGAGTCATGCTGTTTACAATGCATCCGAGCAAAGTCTGGTTTGAATCCGTGTCCAAGTCGAATCCGACAACCGTGCTTAGGGAAGTCATCGCATTGCTGATTCCTGTAGAAGAATTGTATGTGTGCGTGTAAGGAGCCGCTCCCGCGTCTGCCGGCGCTCCTCCCAGGATTGACCTAAGCCACCAGGGATCCGATAACGCGAATTCTACGCCCCAAGTTCCCTTGAATTCCTTGCACACGCTCTTTTGGGCGTCTTGGTTGCCCAAGCCATAAATGTAGTCAACGTTGTTGTCAATGTCAAAAGTGTTAAGTTTCACGCCCTGGCCAAAAGCCTTATTGACGCTTCCGGAAACTGTTCCGAAAGTTGTTTCCCATCCATAGCTCACCCGGACACTGGCACCCGCTATAGGAAAGTTTGCCATAAATTATTCCTCCTGCGTTCCACGCAATCTTTTCAAAATTTCCTCTTTTTGGTTGTAAAAGTCAACCGCGCTTTTTGTTTCCTCAAGCCTCTTGATGAAACCGTCTTCGCTTGGTGCGTCCCGCACTTCAGCATTAGCAAAGACTTGTTTTTTCATGCTCTCTTTTTACGGCGAAAGTAGGATTTAAACCTTTGTATCAGCTTTCAAAAGCCAAGCTAAGCGTCATGTCATTGTATCTCTCGAACACTTTTTTTGTCCCAACATTCTCGATTACCGGGTTCACGGGACCCATGTCGCCAATCCAGGCAATCTGGAAATGGTAAAAATTCTTTTCTGCTGCTTTGACTGCTGCTCTGAATGTCGTTATGAAGTCGTCTATTGTGAGATAAGTCCCCAAGTCATAGAATTTTATTCTCACGAGCGCGTCAGTAATCCATCCCACTGAACCGCAGCCAATTGGCTTGGTTCGCATGGAAATAAAGTCGAATCCTATTCTTGGGCAACTTGTCGGCAAAAAAATGATTTCGGGGTAATCTGGCCAAACTTTTTCTGTGGTCCCGGAAGAGTAATCATACTGGATTGAAACTGCGTCACTCAAAGCGCTTGCTGTTCCAAGCGTCACTGTCGAAGCGCTTCCAGTGTTGTAAGTAGGCGTGTAGTCCTGATAAACGGATTTTGCCACAGCGTTGACGGTCACACTCCGAATGTTCCTCACTGTGTAATTCGTGAGAGTGAAAAGCGTCTGGCTCAAAGTCGCGGTAAAACTGTCGGTCGCGGTTGTCACGCCTCTCTGCGTAGTGCTCAGGATGTCTGAGTTCCTGAGGAAGACCATTAATTCTTCTCTCACTTTTTTCATATTGAAGGTTGACATTCAGAACACTTCCCCAAAAATCCGCTCTATTTCCGACTTGGATTCCCAAGCAGCAGGCAAAAGGAACGGCATTGTTTGTCCAAATCCCCCTCTTTTCTTCAACGCTTCCCAATCCGTTACTGGTTTGGCTGGATTGTGCGGACCGTGGGCTGCGACCATTGCGACAGTTCCGTGTTCGACAAAAGCGGCATACGGGACTCCGATTGTCCCTATCATGACTGAATCGCCTTCGACCACGTGCGTTATCTTTGCCCTCAGGTTTCCAGTGACTACGGGCGCGCGCAGGATAGCCTTGCCTTCAACCAATGCCCCAATTTTTTCGAGCACGATTCCCTTCTTTCTCTCGAAGACGCTTTCGTCAATCCTCTCAATCATTCTTAACCGACCTTCTTGAGCGTGTAATATTTATAACACGATGTCCCGCCGGCTTTTCTCTCAGCCCAGACGCAGTCTGGCGTGTATTCAAAGGTTTCGCTGTTATAGACAATCCTGTCCCTGTAACTGATTGTCACAGTTGCCGGCACTATGACGTAAGCGTCGCCTTCCTCGACAATGCCGAATTTGCTCAGGAAAGTTTTGCTCCCGTGCTTGAAAAAAATCCAGGTTTTTGTGGTATCTGCGGCAAAAGAATAAGAAGTGCCTCCGAATTCATCAAGACTCCCAGCATACGCGCGATAAGTCAATGCAGTCCCCAAATCAGCCAAGATAGCGCTAAAATCGTTTGCTGATATCCCCAAACTCATTAAAAAAAGCCCCCTTTACCTCGTTTTTCTTGACCATAGGGCTTTTTCCCTCCCTTATCAGTCATTCGAAGTAGCCCCCGCCTGAAATTCCAATCATGCTTCTTTGTTTCTTCCCGACCTGGTTGAAAAGGTCTTCTGAGTTCTTCCTCAATTGCTCAATCATTTTTAAACCCCTGTCGTAAAAATCGCCCTTATTGTAAGACTGCTCAGGCAGCGTGTAACTGTTCAACCTGTCGTAATTCCCGCCCAAAAAATTCACCCAGGCTCTTATTCCAGCCAGATTCGCGGAGATCTCGCTGATAATTGTCGGCAGAATCTCATGCCCGTACGTGTAAGTAATCTTGGCTCTGTTCGGCACGAAATCGAATGGCTTTGTGGAAAGCTCGACAATCCCTGCGATTGTGTCACAGTAATAATCCGCGCTTTGAAAAATCTTGCCTGAAATTTCTGCAGCACTCAAAGTGTCCAAGGCTGTCGTGACGGTTTCCGTTGAATTCGTGAGCACAAAAGATGTCACGCTCATGACCGGATAATGCTTCAAAAGAATCCTGTTCGGAAGAACATCATCGGCTCTTTTGGGAGGATAAAGCGAATGGTATTCAGTCGTGCTTGTCGCGTTTCCAAAACTTTGCCCTGTTATTTGCTCGACTTCGGAATCAGAGAAACCTATCAAGACCTGGATATCGTCATCAGAGATTTCTGTGGTCGTCAAGCCTGTTTTCATTCTCACTTGGCTAACCGTGCAATAGCTCATTTCAATCACTTCTTTTGTATTAACTCATATTAAAACCTTACGAAACAATGGCGGTCATGGAAACGCTCTTTGCAGTTGCTGTCATGCTCGTGCTTTTGGCTGTAGCCGTCATGCTTGTGTCTTTCGCAATTGCGGTCAGAGTCCCTTTTGAAAAGGATTTCAGGATTGTCGCATCTGCTGTGAAGGTCTTTGTTCCGGTCTTTATCAGGAATGCGTCCACCGAAAAGGTGACTGTTGATTGCATTGTTATGTATGCATCTGTGGTGAATGTCTTTGTTTCTCTGCTGACAATCAAGGCATCTGCAGTGAATTCCTTTTCGCTTGTTGCGACAAGAATGGCGTCTGCGGAAAACTCTTTTGTTTCGCTTGCTCTCAGGTAGGCGTCAGCTGTGAAAGTCTTCGAGTAAGTGTTCCTAACGTATGCATCCGCAGTGAAAGTTGTGATTTGAGTCTTCTCAATCAATACGTCTGCAGTAAAAGTCTTGGTTTGCTCTTTTTCCACATAAGCATCTGCGGAGAATTCCTTCGTGCTTGTGCGCCTAATGTAAGTGTCTGCTGTGAATGTCTTTGTCGAAGTAATCTGGAGTTGTGCGTCCGCTGAAAAGGTTTTTGTGGCTCTGATGACTACAATTGCGTTAACCGTGAATTCTTTTTCAATAGTCGCTTTCAGGATGGTGTCTGCTGAAAATTCTTTTGTTCTTCCAGTCGCCTGTAGTAATGCATCGGCAGTGAAGGTCTTGGCATTGGCTGAGGTAAGAACAGCGTTTGCCGTGAATTCCTTTGTTGAAGTCCTGATTAGGATGGCGTCGGCAGTGCAGGTCTTTGTTCCCGCTAACTGGATGTATGCATCCGCCGTAAAGGTCTTCGCAGTTGTCGCCTTGAGGATTGCATCCGCAGTAAGTGTCTTTGTTGAAGTCGATTTGAGAATTGCATCTACGGTGAAAGTTTTTGTTGTCCCTTGCTTCTGCACGTAAGCGTCTACAGTGAAGGTCTTGGTATTCCTGTTCACGACGATTGCGTCGGCAGTAAAAGTCTTTGTGTATGTTTGGACGCCCGTTTCCAAAATGGCATCTGCACTGAAGGTCTTCGTTGTTCTTGTTACAATTATTGCATCTGCAGTGAATGATTTTGCAAATGTTTTATTCAACAAGGCATCTGCGGTGAAAGTTTTTGTCAAAGTTTTCTTCAAAAAGGCATTCGCTGTGAAGGTCTTTATGACTGGCAGTTCAGCCATTCCTGTAGCCCAAATAACACCACGGGGATTTATGCTTGGACTTGAAAAACTATCAGAAACAGTTGCAGAAAAACCAGAATGCTTATAGATTTTATCAGAAGTGGCATCTGAACTTAAAACATTGATGCCATCCCAACCAACACCTATCAAATTGTTGCTCGGACTTGAAAAACTGTTTGAAACTGTAGCACTAAAACCAGAATGAAGATAAATCTTATCTGACCCAGTATCTGCACTTAAAACATTAGTGCCATCCCAAGCAATACCATATTGTTCTAAACTCGGACTTGAAAAACTGTTTGAAACTGTAGCACTGAAACCAGAATGAAGATAAATCTTAGTTGTAACATAATCTGCACTTAAAACATTAGTGCCATCCCAAGCGATACCAGATGGAACCGTGCTTGGACTTGAAAAACTATCAGAAACAGTTGCAGAAAAACCAGAATGCTTATAGATTTTATCAGAAGTGGCATCTGCACTTAAAACATTAGTGCCATCCCATTCAATGCTTATTGCATTTGTGCTTGGGCTTGAAAAACTATCAGAAACAGTTGCAGAAAAACCAGAATGCCGATAAATTATATTAGAACTGGCATCTGAACTTAAAACATTATTCGCCATTTTTCATCCTCGCCAGCAAGTTGTTCAACAATTTTAAATCCACTCCTTTTATATGAGAGCAAATCAAATCAAAGTCCACGAATATTTTGAAACCTGCTTTTTGAACCTTTTGCATCAAAGAAAAATCACAAGTCAAGACAAGAGTCCCGTCTTTGTGAAACTGGAATTCGTAAGGCGTTTCAAGCTCCTTGTGTTCAAAGACTTTTCTTTTAAATAAGACACAAGCGCTGCCTGTTGCATCCACTTCTTCCAAGCCTTTTCCATAAAACGCTTTGTATTCTTTTTCTTCATTGTAACGCAGAGTAACTGGGTAAGAAAAAACTTCATTCTTGTCAAATTTCAAAGCGAAAACTACTGCACCGACAACATCCTTGTCATGTTCAATTAACCTGTACAAAGTTTCTGGCGGGCAAAAAACGTCATCATCAATCCACAACAAGTAATCGCAATCGCTTTCCAAAAAACTCTTTACACAAGTATTCCGAGCCACTGTTTCAGGTTGAAGATTTTTTGGCATGAAAACCTTTGTATCAAACCTATCATCGTGAGTCCACTGCAACAAATTCGTGGCAAGCTCTGGAACAATTGTTCCAAGATTCGGAATCGCAATAAAAACCTTTTTTTTCTTAAAAGGATTTCCCCCATACTTTTCCAACAAAATTTTTTGCCTTGAATTCGCAAACTCAACAGAAGCCTTTGCATTGTTGTGAAAAATGTCCCTGTAAGTCATGCTGCCGTAATGGTAAACGAAAACGTTTCTTGCAATTCCAACTTTCCAACCAACCTGCTTTGCGCGAATACAATAATCGGCATCGTCTTGTCCCCCGATTCCAAATCGTTCGTCAAGCCCCCCGATTTTGTCAATTGTTTCTTTGCGAACCATTGTAAAAAAAAACATGAGAGAATCAGAATACTGGAAATCAACGCCTTCTCTATTATAGTCTATGTGCTGAAATCCATTAACGCTACTTGAAACAGGCCCGAGAACCCCAAGGCTCTTGTCAACATCAAAATGCAAGAGCATTCCCTTGTCCCACCCAGGCGTTACTACGACATCGTTGTTGGAAAAGACAACAAACTCTCCTCTCGCTTTTTCAATTCCCTGGTTTATTGCCTTGCACCAGCCCTGGCTTTCTTTGTTCTCAATGAGTGAAATGCCCTGCAGAGAACGCAAGTATTCTGTTGTTTCTTCTTTGCTTCCATCGTTCACTACGATTAACTCGTATGGCTCAGTTGTATAGTTTTTTATGCTTTCTATTGCCACGCGAGTTATTACCGCATTGTCTTTCACTGGCATCACAATGCTAAACATTTAGACACCTCCGCAATAGGATTAACGCCCTTGCCACTGCAATGCGTGTCAAAAGTTTCAACAAATCTTCCGTCAAAAAACTTTATTCGCCCCTGATGAGCAATTCCCGCAAAACCAAGTTTTTTCAAAATCGGTTCGGTTTGATTCGTGACCTGAAAACCAGGCGCGCGATACAAAAATTTTTCTGGCAAAAAAGACTTTAAAACACCCAAAGCCCTTGCAATAAATTCTTCTTGGTTATCCCTTTCACACTCAGGCGGGTAAAGATGGTCATATCCATGCACGCCTATTTGCACCCAGTCTTTTCTTTCCTCAAACCAGTTCTTGAACTCTTGGCTATCTGAAACATTCTCTTTGTTTCCCCAATCAGCAACAGTGAAAGCAATCACTTTGAGTTCTGGAAACGCTTTTTTCAATTCATCCCAATAAGCCCAATAGCAAAGGTTATGCAAGCAAACGTCATCCGTAGTAACAACCTTATTTTCCCAGAAACTCATTCAAATACGCCTCGAAAGACTTTGACAAACTTATTCCTGATTCTGGTTTATTCGGATCCAAAGCGTCTTTTTCGGCTTGAGTAAGCTGCTCGTTCCTTGCTACTTTGGCAAGAATCTGAATAACTTTGGCTTCATCAGTTATCTTCTCAGTCTGCCTTGTCCAAGAACTCCCAATTTGTTTTGCAGCTTCTTCAGTTATTTCTTGGGCTTCAAAAGAAAACGCTTTTTCAAAAACGCCTTGAGAAGAAAGAAAAACTTGTGCAGCCTTGTCTTCAACTCCAAACAAAATAAACTCGTCCTTGTTTCCCCTGGCAGAAACTATCGCAAGATTCTCTGGCAAAGCGCTTTCATAGATTGGCCCGAATTTCACGAGTTCGGCTTTGTAAGCACTCGGATAATCGTAATGCGTTCTTCCATTCTCTTCAGTCCGCTTTATTTTCATCTTAATTAATTTCACTTTGATTCCTCCTTTTCGCATTCAAGCAAATGCTCGGGTTCGTTAAAAGGGCATTCTTTGAATTGCCCAGTAAGCTCGACATGACCGTCTTCGAATACCCATGCAATGTCCTGCACGTTTCGCCCATTGGCATTCCATTGCCAGCCAATCATCCAAACCGCCTTAAGGCTCTTTGGGTCAAATACTTTTCCAATGACTCTTTTTCGAACAATCAGCCTGCGGCCAGCTTCCAAATGCAGTCTGAAAATAAGTGAATCGCCTTTAAGCAATTCAAAAAAAAGTAGGTTATTCCGGTCAATATCCGGATACTTGTTTTCGGTTCCGTCAGCGTTAAACTGGGACAAGTTACGCCCGTCCTTGTAAACCGCCTTCCAGTAAATGTCTTGCATTGTATTGCACTTCCTTTTTTTTTAATTATTTAATTTTGAAATTTCTTGTTTGAAACTTTCTCTTTTGTTTAACACTTCTTTACTCATTGATTGATATCCACCGCCTTTCTTTTGGCCTCTGACAGTGGTTTTCCTTTTGTATTTTTGAAATTGCAATGCCAAAAGAGCTTGGTTCTTTTTTATTCTCAAATATGGCAAAAGCAATTTCAAAACTTCTTCTGCTTGATTTGTTGTCGTATTCCAATACCACATCACGGTTTTTTTTGAAGTTATTATTCCATTAATTTTTCTTTCTCTTGCTGTGCTACTGCCAACAGAACCAAATCCAAATTCCTCCTTTGCTTCTTCAACTATATATTTTTTATTTTGAGAGATAGTTATTCTCAAAAAGTGCGAGCTTTTTGTTTTCATTATCCCTATGCTTCCTTCACCATCTACGAATCCTGCCCAATAGGCTTTTTGTGTTTCATTCATAAAATCACCTATCAATCTTATGAATGAAACCTATTTTAAATGTTATCATAGCCTAATGATTATATTTCATCATATTGTATCGTAAGTGTTTCATTCGCCAGGTCTCCTGGGCTCGCTGAACTGTCAACTGTCATTTGTAATACGAGATAGTTGGTTGTTTCGCTGATTGCGTTGATAATGTTTCCTGCTTCGGATATCGTGCAAGTTCTCGGGCTTCCGCTTGTGAAAGTGAAAGCGTCTGTGACTCCCACGACTTGCGTGTTCGTGCTGGACATTGCTACTGCGGCATCCGAAACCTCATAACCTGTGTAGTTTCCGTTTATTCTCTGGGGATTCGTGTTAGCTACCCAAAGCCTCACGCCTGTTCCGAATGCTGTTCCGTCAGTATAAAACTTGACATTGTCTACTTGAGTGCTCGGAGCAGTGTCGCATTTCAAATAAACGTTTTTCCAGTAACTGAAATTGTTTCCAGATGTAGGAATCGGAATCGGTGCAACGCTGTCAATTGTCGCGTTGTCCGCTTGTTTGAACCTTATTGTCGGCGGTCCTAATGCGTCAACGTCCTGGCTTGTTGCAGGGCTCGCATCGGCTCCTCCGAAATCAAAATACACGCTAAATACTGCTGCCATTCTTGTCTTCCTCCTTAGTTTGCATTGTCATCCTTTATGTAAATATCTTCGAGGTCTGCTGTCACAACCTTGGAATCAGTGTAAGTCAATTCGACTTCAGCGCGATAGTTTCCGCTTGTGTCCATGTCGGCTGCAACCAAATTGACGTGGCAGGTTCCACTTCCTGCGACATCCACTGTGCATGCTTTTTCGACCTTGTTTTCGGTTGCATTCAGGGCTTTCATTTTGAATACCACTGTCGTGACATCGCTCAGCGACAAGACTGTCCCGGCAGAATCGGTTACCGTGAAATTCAAATCGAATTTCTGGTCGTTCCTTATCAGGACTTTTGTCAAACTCGTCGCCTCGCTTTTCCTCTTTTATGCTTTATCTTGTATAAAAACCTATTGCACGAGCTTTCTTTCCAAAGGATTTTCTTCCAAACTCATTGCAAGTTTGTTGTCTTTGTTTCGCTTTATCGCTGGCATTAGGGGGCAAAGAGGCTGATTTGGATCCGCTCCCGTGGCTCCGAATGTTCCCCTGATTCTTTCAGGAATTTCTCCGGCTCCGATTTTTGTTCCCTTCACGTCGCTGAAACCGAATATAGCGTGCTCTTCGGTTACGATGAATGGCTTCCAAGCCAAAGAAAAAGTTTCGGAACGCTTGTCGCTTTCTGAAAACGTGCCCATTCAGTTCTCCTATTCTTGGTAAAACACGATGACCTTCACTTTCGTGTTCGAAATGACGCACGGAATGACCGCGTGAATAGTCGTATAAGTCGTTGATAAGGCAGCCGCGATTGTTGCATCCGAGTCAACTGTCGGATCAAACGAAGTGCTTTTAACAGCCAAATAAGCCATGATGAATTCCTCCTTTGTTTGCTCTTCTTTACGGCTTTTCTTGTATAAAAGCCTTTTCGTTACTTTTTCATCAATGCTTCCATTCTTCTCAGCCTAACCAAAATTTCTTGTAGCTCGTCATTCCGCGTATTGCTGAATTTTTGCTGGCTGTTGATTAAGTGATATTTTCTTTCGAGGATGACTCCGCCAAAAAAACCGGTTGTTTCAATCACAATGGCGAGAACAAAAATCCATATTATCATGCTGTCCACGCCGGGAAAGTATGCTTTGAGCAAAATCAAAAGCATTGCCACGAAATTGAAGTTAAGCAAGTCCAGGAACTGGGTGAACTGGCCTTTTCCAAGGCCTCTTACTTGCCAAAAATAAACGTATTTGTCCACCAAGCCCATGTTTTATCACTCGTAGTATGGCTCGGCTTTCAATGCGAGCTCGCGCGCCATTTTCAAGTATTCTTCCGGAGTGACTTTTTCCTTGACAAACTTGTCCAAAATTTTGAGCGCGACATCCAGGGATTCCTTTCGAATCTTAATGTGCTTTCCGCCCACGAGCTCCTTGTAATCTTCGACGGATATTGCAAGCAAGTTCTTTTGCGCGCCTTGGACTTGGAAAGCCGGTTCTTTTATGGCTTGCTGTTCGACGCTAACTATTTCGTACCTGTTCTTTGTGTCCGTGTCCCTGATTCCGAACCGATAACCATTGCTGACCTTTATTCCCAAGCCTGTTCTGCAGAAATACTCTGCAGCATGGTCATACAATCTTATTTCGAAGTGGTCGCCTTTGTTTTCCATCGAAATAACGGCTCCGTTCAAATAATAGACTGCTCCCTTAGCGTGTTTCTCTTCGTTCTCCATGAGTCATCTCCTCGTAGTGTTTTTTGCAAACATAAATCTCTTTTTTTGCCCAGCACTTTTGCCCCAATAATGCGAGCAAAATGTTTCCTTTGCTTTCCCCGATTTTTGCGCTGCCTTCGTTCCTACAATAAAAGCACTTCACAATAACTCTCCTCCACCGTCTTTCATCGGCAAAACAAGGCCTTCATCCCTGCAGACTTTGTCCTCGAACCAAAACAAAGGCAGCACATTAAGTGCTCTTCGCCTGATTTCTCCGCTTGCCTTTGCAGGCGGAATTTTTTTTAATTCCACTCCCTTGAAAAACTTGGATAGAAAACTCGCTATTCCCATTGCTTTCTGCAAAAAAACGGCAGTACTTTTGCTTTTCGAAGGATGCCCAGAGCTTCCAATGAAAGGAGCAAGATCAGAAAAAAGGTTCGGAAGATTCTGTTCCGGCACAGTTATGTCTAAAATATGGATTTCCCTAACCATCGGGCCTATTACACCAGTCTTGTTATGCGTGGCAAGATAATGGTATTGTTGCTTCTCCAAGTCGTGGAGAAAAACATCGTACCAGTCCTTCGGCCCTTCCACTATTCCTACCACGTGCGCCATCCTTAAAGCCTCTCCTTTTTAAGGAAACGAATTGGAGAGTCTACTCTCCCCAAACCAAAACATCCAAATTACAAGTCATGGGCGTTTCAAACGTTATTGTTCCGCCTGAAACCGTGTAGGAAATATATGTCGGATTGCCACTGGTCGAGGAAATGAAAACAGCATGCGCTGTCCCAAAGTCTGTTGTCAAAGTATTCGTATCGGAAACGGATGCAAGCTTGTAAAGCCTCCATCCGAATCCCGTGATTTCCTTTGTCGGCAATCTCGCTGCTTCAGTCATTTACTCACCAAAAACCATTACGTCCATATCCACTGTGCCGGATGTTTCGAATGTTATTGTGCTTCCGGACACCGTGTAAGACGCGTACTGGGGCGTTGTCGCCTCAATGACTTGGATAAACACTGCCCAGACTGTTCCAAAAGGAACAGCAAGCGTGTACCCATCCGCCACTTCGTCAAGCTTGTAAAGCCTGCAGCCCGAGATGCCGGTTATTTCCTTTGACGCAACTTCTGTTACCGCTGTCATTCAAACACCTCACGAACTGTCCCCGATTATCCTGTAGACTCTTTTCATGACTCCTATTCCACTGGAAGGAACCGTGATTGTGAGAGTCTGAGCCGTCACCGAGGTTGTTGGCGCGTTCGCCAAGATAGCATTGTTTGTCGAACTATTGGCATAGCCGCTCACTGTAAGCAAACCTGTTATGCCATAAGTGCTTAAGCTGACTGTCACCGTATCTCCATCAATACAAGTGGCAGGCGTTTCCACAATTATTTCCTTGTATCCCGCATTAGGCACAATCTCTGTGACTGTGTCACTCGTCGAAAATGTCGCCATACTCTTTCGTCCTCCTTAATTGCTTTTTCCCAAAATCCTGTAAATTCTCGCGCCTGTCGCGATTCCTGTCGGTGAAGTCACTGTCAGAGTCCCTGACGAAACCGCTGTCGTCGGAGCTTCTCCTGCAATAACACTTCCTGCTGTTGTCTGCACATAACCTTGTATTGTAAGCAAACCAGCTTTTGAAATGCCATAATCCTCCAACACGACCGTGATTGCATCACTGTTAATCATAGTTGTCGGAGTCGTAACAATAATTTCCTTCAAGCCAGCGTTAGGCGTGACTTCTGTGACCGTGTCGCTTGTTGAAAATGTCGCCATAATTTTTCTTCCTCCGTTTCTTCAAAAGGCTCTTTTGAGAACGGGAATTTAATCCCGCCTCAAAGCCCTTTCTTTTAGCCTCACAATATGTCAAAAATGCAATGGCAAAATTGAGGGGCCTTGCATACGAGTGTCTCGAAAACGCTCAGTACGAATTTCTTGCTCAGATTTGTTTGCGCAAGTTCTTCGTAAGTCACGTCCCTCAGGACTCTCATTTCGATTACGTTTGTGTCAAGTATGAACACGCTCTTTCCGTTTGCCGGAGTCGAGCTTCCGCTTCCTGCGGTCGTGCTCAGGAACCTTGATGCTATGATTGGAACGCCCTCAAAGCTCAAGGTTGTGATTCCCCAGGCAATTGTCTGAGTAGACACGTACCTTAACTGGTCCTGTATCAAGCCCTTAAGATGGTCGTAGCTTGCATAGTCCATGACTATGAGGTTTGGTTCTCCGCCTGCTGTCCTGCAGGTCCTTATTCCTGTCCTCATGTCTGCGAGTGTCAGTGCTGCCGCGGCCTTGTCTGTCCTGTAGCTTGAGCTTCCGCCGAAACCGTTGCTGTTCGCATTGGTTATCAGCTGATAAAGCCCGTTGTAGCTGTTTGTGCCAGTAATGGTCGAACTGTTGACTGGTTCTGTCCAGTCTGTCACGCCATCGCCCAACAGAATCATGGCTTCCTCGAGCCTTCTCAGTGCCAGTGTCTTGGCCCTGACGTCGAGGCTCAAAGCGTCAATGTATCCGCCTGAACTCAAGTAAGGCTTGCTTGCCTCCATCATGAATTCTGTGACTCTGCCAACGCTTACCAATACCTTGATCGGGATTGTCTTTCTGGCATAAGTGTCGTTTTGCTCGGTCAATGCAGCGTCTTCTGTGACTGCTTGTCCTGTTGCGATTGTGCTCAGTTGGTTATAACTGGCGTAGCTACCATAATTGGTAACTCTCGGAATCAGTTCTACCAAAGGAGTTGCTCTCCTGGTAAGATCCACGATTTCCGGGTCCACGTAAACCGGAATAAGCACAGGCAGTGTTCCTGCACTGTAAGTATTCAAGGTCGTGGTCATTGCTTTTTTGAAGTCCGCGAAATGGCTCTGAATGCCTTTCACGAGACCGTATTCTGTTCCGCCGTCCTGGTTCGGAGCCCATACCCAGCGCTTTATGATGCTGCCGTTAGGCGCTCCGCCAAATAAAGCAGAACTTTTTAGCATAGAAGCGTCTTCGCCTCCTGCGTCCATTGCTGTAAGTGTTCCGATTTTCATGTCATCCATTTTACCTCACTTCCTCTTCAGTTGTTCTTCTCTCATGCTCTTGAAGTCCATGCCAACTGCAGCAATGGAACCTTCTTTCTCAAGGCCCTCTACGCCAACGTTTTCCTTGAATGCCTTCTTCATGCTCTCGAAATCCTTGACGGATTTCTCCTGCACGGGCGTGGCAGCTTTTCCGCTTCCACCAATTTCGTTCTTGGCATCAGCGTTTTCTGAACCGGGTGCGCTGTTAACTCCTTCGGCTTTGGAAGCAGTTTCTTTCGCATACCTGGTCATAAACTTTACAAAACGTTTGTAAGCCTTTTCGTCCTCTTCGGAGTCTTCGGGCTTTTCTTCCGCCTCTTCTTTGGCGGTCTTTTTGTTTTCTTCTTTGTCGGGCTTTTCGCCGTCCTCATTATCTGTCATGGCTTTTCCTCCATTGGTCTTTTTTACACTCAAACTTGAATTTAAACCTTTGCCTTTGCCTCCCAACGGCTTCGGCTGCTGTTGCTCGATGTTTTGAGACGGCATTCTCGCCGGCTGTGATATCGGGTTCGCAACGAACTTCTTTTTGTTCTCATCGACTTCGAAAAGAGTTCCATCGAAGGGGCATAAGTACACGGCTTTTCCGTCCGAGAGCTTTCTCAGCTCCGCGGGCCTTCCGCAGCCAGGGCAAGTTTGCTCCACTGTCTGCTCTCCGAGTTTTCCGTAGGACAAGACACCGGCTTGCCCGGCGGCTTTCAAAGTTTCATTCAATTCAATCTCCTCCTTTTTGAGAGACTTAGAAATCTGTTCCGGCAGTGAAAGGAAAGCATCCGGGTTCGATCCGATGCCAACCACGCTTGTTTCAAGCAAGCCGATTTTTTTTATGAGCTTGATGTTCTTGTCGAGCGATGGCTCGTAAGCGTCTCCTTTTTCGATTATGCTTCCGCCGATTGACAATCCATAGGGAAGCCCTGCGTCAAGGTTCTCTATCAACTGCTCGACTTTCGGATTCTTCTCCGCATAAGCTGTGAGAATGCTTATTCCCATTTGGTTTTCCATTGCTTCCGCATCATCCGCGTATCCGAGCATGTTTTCCCATTCGTGTTGGTGGTTCCCAAAAATTGGGAGCTTCTTTGCCTTAATCGTGTTCACCATGTCTTCGATGCATTCTCTGGTGACTCTTTCACTGTCCCTGTCCAGGCTCGTTGTTGAAGCAATTCCTTTGAGCCTGTATCTCGTGCGCGTTTCCCCGGTCGGCAAAGTCTCAGTTATTTTATATGCGCCATCCGAGGGCAATCCTTTCGTAATGGGAATAAAAATCTGAAAGTTCTGCATGCTCCCTTTTATTGCACTTTCTTGTATTTAATCTTATTGTTTTCTTTCCATTCTTTCAAGGCTTTCCCTGATGCGCTGGAGTTCCTTGAGCGTTTCCCATTGCAGCATTTCTGGAGTCGCGGGCGTTTTGAAAAAGATTTCTTGGCTTTGCTTGTGATGCATTTCCGGAGGATGCCCGTGCCTGCGCTTGTAATTCGCGACGGCTATCGCATAGGCCCTGCTCTCGGAGTATCCTTCCCGCATCAGGGCCCTGACTTGGTTCAAGACTTCAGCAGGCATGATTCACAGCCTCAGTTTGGCGAGCTTCTCATAGTAATTCTTGTCTTCTTCCAAATGGTCTTTTGCAATCTTTTTCGCTATCTCGATGCTGTTCGTGTGCTCGAGTTCAACTTGGATTCCCTGCGCCAGTGCCGCTGCATCGAAGTCCGCATCCGGCCTGGAATCGAATCCATTCATGATGAGCAAGTCCTTGAGTCCTTGTTCGCCCTTGAGTCCATCAAAATAATTCTCTGTCTTTGAATTCATTTTCTCAACCACCTTTCCAGTAAATTGGTCGAATTCAACTTTTCCGCAATCAGTGCATTTCCATGTGTTTTCCCCAATGTAAGTGTAGACTTCATGCGGACAAGTCATTCAACCACCATCCGGTAAGTGCATCTGCAATTCGGGTGCACGGGAATCAACCCCTTTGCTTTCTCAACACCCATTATCTTGCCGTCAAGAGCAGCGCATTCCTCGCACACATGCTTGTCATGGGTCGCTACAAAAATAACTTTTTTGTAACCATTCGCTTCTGCCTGCAAGAGTTTTGCTTCATTCGCTATTCTGATTGTTTCTGTCCGCGCTATCGCATCAGCGCTTATTTTGTCGAATCCCGCTGACTCGATTTCTCCCGCGAGCTGATGCAGGTTCATGCCGTTCGTGAAAGCGTCCTCAAAAATGCTTCTCAGAGCGCTTCTTTTCTTGTTCGATCCTGTCACGAGCCCGAAGTCATAATTTTGCAGGAACCTTGCCACAAAAGCAAACAAGGGCGCTGTTTGGAATCCCACCCAAGTATCAAGAAAAACTGGTGCTAATGGCTCGACTTTTTTTTTTAAGTCAGGCTCAACTTTCTTTTTGCGCGGAGCAACCGTAGGCGTGAGATTCGGATCCGGAGCAGTAGGAGTCATGGTTTGCGCGGAACCCGCTAAAATGTCGCGGGTTGCCTCGTCAATTCTTTGCGGTCGCTTGAAAGGATCAGTTCTTTCGCCTGCCGAATGCATCTTTGCTTGTTCGGATTCAGCTGTTGCAAGTTCTTCCTCATTATACTTTCTTCCACAAAAATTGCACAAATAAGCCCTTGCAATTGATACTCCACTTGGATCCTCTCCAATAGGCATCAGTCCTGCTTTCCCGCATCCCGGGCAGATTCCGCTCATTGAATTGTAAGGATACTGCGAGTTCGGATGCCCGCTTCTTGGAACCGCAAAAGACAATGGCGTGCTCAGGTTCTGGATCGTTGTAATGAAAGGAATGTGCGAGTTGAAAGCCGCTTTTTCTTTTGAATCCTTTGGTCCTTCTTCTGCAGCATCCTCGGTGTCCTGGATTCCTTGAACTTCACCAGGCTTTTCTCCTTCAAGGCCGATTCTTTGCATTGGGTTGCTTGGCCCGTCGCCCCAAGAAACCGGGGGCAAACCGTCTTCTATTCTTATCTCGTTCACGCTCTTCAATCCGCTTCGAAGGTAAATCTCGTTTAATTCTGCTTTCATTCTTTCTTCAACAGGATCGTCGACAATGTAAGCGAACTTGGTTTTTTTTGCTCCCAAGTCAGGCATGAGTTGAACATTAATCATATCCTCGATTTTCTTGAGAATAGGCCTTATTGCTTTCCTTCTTCCAGTCTCCGCAGCGCTTCCTGCTGTGGCCCTGTTTACATCCTCAAAGATTCCAAGATCTGTTGGCCCTACCCCAAAGTTTGCCATTACCTGTAACCAAGTTTGTTTCTGGCCTTCCAAGAATTGCATGTCCCTGTTGTTGAAAGCAAACGGGCTAAAAGTCGTTTTTTTGTTCAAAAAAAGCACTTTGTGGGGCTGGCCCTTTAATTCGTTTTCCCAAGCGGTCTTCATTCTCGTGAGTTCCGCGTCGCTCATGTCTTCGATTCCAACTATTCCATCCGGCACTGCTCCATCCAAAAACAATGCCATGTTGTGCTTGACGCTATACTCGAGGCTCTTGACTAACTCGAGGCTTGATTGCATTGGCGCGTAACCATAAACACTGAATCCTCTCGGGTTCGCCATGTAATAAATTATTTCGTCACGATTGAACCACATCGGATGAGCTGGAATCGCGTAAGAGTATTGCCAGTAACCGTAATTCCAACCAGTCCTGTCACAATCTTTCAAAAAGCTTGCTCCGTCAAAGCAATAGACTTCGGTTATTTGCCTGCCTTTGCCTGTTCCATTGCAAAAAGGGCACTCGATATCCACAGTGTTTTCATCGCCTGTGCTGTTCGCGGAAACCACTTGCATCATTTTTTCCCTCATTTGGTCATAATCAGGCTTTAAGAGCTTGTATTTTTCTGTGACTTCGGCTTCGCCGCCAATTATCTTGTGCTCGTATTCTTTTGGCAAACCAGTTTCGGCTTTGAAAATGGCTTCGATTACTCTCATTGCCTTGCCTTGTGCAAGAGCAGAATTAGTCTTTTTGTTTCCCATGCACTCCGGGCAAACAAGCGGTTTTAACAAAGGCGCTCCGCTTCTCGGCTCCAAATGCTCGAAATCGTAAGAATCCATTGTGTAGACTTTTACCAAGACACCCGCGTCGATTTCTTCAATATCCTTGACCCAAGCACTCACGATGTCATTCCAACTCTCATTGTTCTTGTTCGGATGCTTGAAAAATTCTTTGACTCTGTCTATTTCATCAGCGACTTCTTCATAAGAAGTTTCTTCGTCCAATGGCACGATGTCCCAAGGCACATTAGATATCTGTTTTTGAATCGTCATTACAATGGATTGTATCCAAACAGTATTCGCATACTTTCTGAGTTCGTTCGTGTCAACTCTTCTAGGTTGTCCCCTAATCGGCTGCCAAAACCATTCGGTCTTGACAGCTTTTCTTGCGTCAGCTGAAAGCCAGGGCATTCCAGTCATAGCGTAGTAGACGCCGGAAACAACTCCGTAATAGGGATGCAATTGTTTTTGCAGTCCGACTCCAAACGGGTCGCTCCACGTGACCAGAGGAAAGGCATTGCCCCGGCTTTCAGCAGGAATTTCTTTTGGCACAATCTGGGGGTGATTTTCTATTGCCAAACCGGTTTTTTGTTTTGAAGGATAAAAAATCTCGCTGTTTCGGTCCTTAAAATTAGCTGGCATGCAGTTCCCTTCTTATACTTTATCTTGTATAAAAACTTTTGTTTTCCCTATCTTCCCCATGGCAATCCTTCATCGTTTCCCTTGTTTCGGTCAAGCACGATGAAAGTTCCCCTGCTCGGATTGTAAAGCCCATAAACCAAAGAGTCTGCAAAATCTGGACTTTTATCAGGATCAATGATTTTGAGCTTTCCATTGCTCTGATAATCTCTCTTTATTTGCCTCAACTGGTATTTCAATTCCTGTCTGCCTGTTATTTTGAGAGTGTTCTGCTCGAACCTTCTCTTTGCGGTCGCATATAACTCGGCTTTCAAATTCAAACAAGTTTTTTCGGCTTCCTTGTTCGTGCACTGACTGCCGGCAATCACTCCCGTCGCTTCGATTCCCTGTTCTCTTAACCTGTCCAAGGGCCCGCCACCAACTCCAGCTTCATCCACGTTTATCCTGTCAAAATGGTGCACGTTGTTCAAAGCAATTATTTTTCCAGCTACCTGCATCGTGCTTTTTTGGTCATCCGCAATCGTGTCCACGACCCGATAAACGTCATTGCAGTAATCGAGCATTGTGTAAACGGTTTTGTCTATGCCGAATCTTGCGACATCCACGCTCAAGATTTTGGTTCCATAAAACTGGGGATCCTCAGCAACAATGTTTCTCTCGATTTCTCTCATGTCAAACATGCTGTCTTCAGTCATGCTTGGGAACCTTGCCTCGTACCAGCATTCGAATTCTATGGCTGTCATTTTTTCTTTTTGCTCTTCTATCAATTTAAGACTCATTCGCCCGCATTCAACCGCTTTTTTCCAGTCCACATGAAATCGCTTGTATCTTTCGTCGTTAAAAGCGTCTTCAAAGTAGCCTGGATTGTGAGGAGTTCCTGACAAAATAAGCATTTTTGGAAAGCCTTTGCTTCTTTGGGCTCCCAGCATTCTCAAAATTTTTGTTAAAAAGACTTTGTCGGGAATGCTACCTGCTTCGTCCACAATCACGACTGTGCCTTCGAATCCCAATAAGCTCTCGCCGGTCTTTTCTGTTTCGCCTGTTCCAGTGGACATGATTCTTATTTCTGTTCCATTCCGCATGAACATTCTTTTTCTCGAGAACTCTTTTGACAAGCCCATGCTTCTTCTCATGTCCACGAGTGACCGCACGTAATCCGAATCATTGACCAAATGAGATTTTACTCGGTCATAAATTATTCTGGCTTGTTCGTCAGTGTAAGAAATGTTGATGATTCGCTCGTTCGGGTAATAAATTGCAAGCATGGCTATTGCGCAAGCAATTGCTTCACTTTTGCCGCTTTGCGTTGCAGCCACAAAAACAAAGCGGTCATGCTCTCTCTTGAGAATATCGTTCACGAATTCGGATTGATAAGAAACAAGCCTCAGTGGCTGGCCGTCTTTGTCCAAGAAATAGGATGAGACAAGGTTGTCGGCTTCACTCAAGTACATTTCCCGGGCTTGTAATTCTTTTATCGGCATTGTTAAACCTCTCCAAGATTTCTTCTTTCTGCCGCTTGAGTATAACTGCGAGCGGTTCGTTCTCTTCATAAGAAATAGGCGGGTTCAAGGCTTCGGGAGAAATAAAGCCGCAGTCTTTTAAAAAATTCATGTATTTTTCCACGGTTTCAATTGTCAATTTGTGCCAGCCACCCATTCCATTTGTATCGCTTGAATCTTTGGCTTTTTCATAATTCTTATCGGCTTCAGCAATCTTCCTGCTAAAAATTTCGTTAATTTTAATGAACGTGTTTCCCTTGTTTTTATCCCAATCTTTCTTATGCTCTTCAATCCAAGCTTCGTAATACCTGCCTGCTGTTCTTTCACCTATTTTTAGTTGTTCTCCTATTGCGCGGAATGGAAAGCCCATGGCTCGAAGTCTTCCGACTTTTTGAACGAGTTCTCTTATTTCCCCTTTGGTTCTTTGAAGCCTTGCCAAAGGAAATTGTTGGTCGGTCATGAACGCCATGTTTTATGTAGAATGTTTTATTTAATCTTTGCTGTTTAAGTAGGCTTGGCAAATAGTGGCGAGTGCTTCGCCTTTTGAGTCAAAACCTGTTTTTTTTATGGCTTCTAAGATTGTTTTTTCTGCTTCGGTGCTAATTAAAAAAGTCATTGTAGTGAGATAATCTTCGGTTTTTTTTATTAGACTTGATAAGTCTTCTTTGTTTTTCTTGTCAATGCTTGCCATGAATTGCACGAGTTTTCTGTCGTTTTCTCCCAAAAGCATGTTAAGGACTCCGATTTCATCTTGGTCAAAAATATACTTGTACTCAGCGTCATCCAAAACCGCGTCATGCTCGCCTTTCAATTTGTTCAAGACTTGGCGTAGAATCCTGCGGTCTACGTCAGAAACAGGGAGTTTTATGGCGGGAACTTGTGTCATTCCGAGGGCTTTAGCGGCTTCCCACCTGTGTTCACCGTCTGCTATTACTCCATCCTTGTTTGTAATAACTGGGTTGATGAAGCCAAAGCGCTTAATGTTTTCCTGCAGGGCTTCGAATTGTTTGTCTGTCATCTTGTTGGGATTGTTGCCGTCTATTTGCAAACTGTTTATTTCGACGAGTTCCACTGCCGGAATTTTGATTTCGCTCATGCGCCAACCTCCAGGATTCTTTTGCCGATTGCTGTTATGACGTTTGTTGTGACTGCGTTTCCAAGCATTTTGTAACGCTGATTGTCAGCCATATCTTTTTTCAAAGAAACGAGTCTGTTGAGTGTCCAATCGTCAGGAAATCCTTGTAAGCGTTCGCATTCGCGCGGAGTTAAACGTCTTATTGAGCCTTGGAGTTCGATTGCTTGGGCATTTCCACTATCCAAACAGTAAGTCGAACCGTCTTGTTTTGTCAAATGACCGCTTCCGCCATGAGAGTATTTTAAGGAAGGTCTGTCGGGAGAACGAGGCTGCAGGTTGTGGACAACAATCATGCTGTCTTTGGGTACGGTTGTTAATTGGTTTGCGATTTTGTCTTTCCTTTGCTCGATGCGCCCCGGCAAGCCCTGTAGAGTCCGAGTCCTGTATGCCACGCTATAAAGCCCTGTTTTGCCGCCTTGCCCCCCACTGTTTCCTTTCAAAGTCCTTGCCAAACCATTCTCAGCATAAACTCGTTGTGCATCACCCAATCCGCTTGTTATTTCTTCTAACACGATGTTGCTCCTTTGTTTGCTTGGTCCTTTGAAGTCTGTTGCAGTGAGGGCTTGTGCAATATTCGAGGATTCTTCGTATGCCTCAGTATGTATTCCTTGAATTTCTGTGAGAGGAAATATCGGGGATGAACTGATTCCTCTAAGATGCCCGACAATGAACACACGCTCCCTGTTTTGGGGAACGCCAAAATCCTTGCTGTTAAGCACCTGCCATTCAACATTATACCCCAATTCATCCAACGTACTGATAATCGTTTCAAAAGTTCTTCCTGCATCATGATTGAGGAGTCCTTTGACGTTCTCAAGCAACACGAGCCTTGGTCTCTTGGCTTTAAGAATCCGAGCAATTTCAAAAAACATTGTTCCTCTTGTATCGTCAAATCCGCGCCGTTTTCCAGCAACTGAGAAAGCCTGGCATGGAAAGCCTCCAACGAGCAAGTCAAACTCTGGAATCCACTCTGGTTCAATTTTTCTAATGTCAGCGCCATTGAAGTTTGTTCCAGGGAACCTGTCTCGATAAATGCTGGCAGCGTACTTGTCCCATTCGTTTGCCCAGACGCATTCAAAGTTTCCTGCTCGTTCGAGTCCAATGTGAAAACCACCTACGCCTGCAAAAAGGTCAATAAACCTCACAGGCATCATATAGTACCATAACTCCTTTTCTCAATTTTAAACCTTCCTTCATTGCCGGAGATCGGGCAGGAAACAACAGTAACGTTGGTTAGGAAACCGAAACGATGTCTGCCCTTTCCTGCTTTCCGCCCGGCTTTTCAGCATTATAACTCGTCTTCAGGATTCGGCTCGTCTTCATCCTCGTCATCGAACTCTTCGTCGTCCATATTGTCCCTCCCTCAGTTCGGTTTTGGCTCCAGTTTCCACGCGTCATGAATGTTGAATATCCAGAACAATGGAAGCAAGACGAATCCTATGAGCACGAGCATTGTCGCCGCCAAGAATAAAGCCGCGAAGAATATGAGTCCGCCTCTCAACCAATGCCCTTTTGCTGCCTGCCCTAATCCAGGAAAAAAGAAGGAAAAAATCAGTGCTATCATGTCAACTATTTGCCTTTCCATGTTTTCTTCCTCCCTTACTTTGCCTTCGGATTTTTTGCATCCGGTTTATGCTCATGGTCTTTTTTCCAATTATGCCATTCTTTCAGCATCTTATACTGGTCACTCAGGTTGTCCTTGTGGAACTGCAGTTCTTCTTTTTTTCTTTCCACGACTTCCAATAATCCTTTCTTTTGCTGCAACAAAGCCGAGTTTTTCTGCAATTCAACAAACTTCTTTAACTCTTCTGTTTCCTCTACTGCCGAACACAGGTTCAATTTTGCCTGGGTTTCTTCTAACTGTTTTTCCAAGTCACCCACTTGCTGTTTGTAAGCCGGCAAGCTTTTTTCCAATGCTTCTCCGTCAAAGCCCTTGTTAATGACTCCTGTTTCAACAATCTTGCCGGTCTTTGCGTCAAACTTGAACTCGACATTCTCAAGCCCAGCTAATTCATCCATTTTTTTCTGCATTTCAGTCCTCATTATTTTTTCCCTCCCAGTGTCTTTATTACTTCGGTCTGGTCAATTCTTTTCTTGAACGGCCCGAAATAAGTGCCATGCACCAAAACCATTGTTTTGGACTTAATAAACCTTGCTTGCTCTGAGTCAAAGCAATTCCACTTGGCTGCTTTTTCGCCCAAAGGCTGCAATAAGATTGTTGTAAAGGGCCTGTTGTTCTTATCCACTCGTGCTTCTATGCTCATGACAATGGCTTCGAAAGTAACTTGCCTTGTCTTGACTTTCTTGAAAAAGAGAGTTCCTTTTTCGCTGTAATCGTATTCCACTTCAGGCATCTTTCTTGCCCCCGGGCTTGAAGTTCTTGCACAAAAAAGTCTTGTCATTGTTTTTTTCTTCGACGAGCGTTTTTCCCCTGGATGCGTAGTTCGAACCGCAACTGTTCCATTTCGCGCACTCGATGGTCTTGCATAAAATGTAAACCATTCCCATCAAATCGCCTCCAATGATCCGCCGCCATCATCAAAAACCAGCCTGGTTTTTATTCCAATTCTCTGCAGGTCCCGATGGCAAATCCTGGCGATGTCCTTTCCCCTCATCTTTCCCTTGTGCGTGTAGTTTGAGAAATAAGGCTTTTCCCCTGTTTCGAGTATTTTTATTTCGGATATCCATCTGTGCTTTATCCTGTTCTCGATATCCAGGGATTGCGTTCGCTCTATTTTTTCTATCGCAAGGATTTCCTGCTGCTTATCTTCTGGAGTTTGAAAAATCCCAGGTTTCTCACGTTTCGGATGCATCACTTTCAACTGCACCCATTCGAGTGGCGCACTCACGGCCTCTTTCACAGCCTGCACGACCTGCTGCGGCTTGGAGAAATTCTGCTCCATCCACTTCATGAACCGCAGGTCGCTCGGGTTCACTGCCAGGTAAACCGCCTTGTATCTCTGGTTGCAGCGCCAGCATTGCAGCACTCCGTCTTTCGGATGAGCTTTAAAATGCTCGCTTCCGCACTTGCATTTCATTCGCCTCACGGTTGCTCACACTCCGAGCAAAAGTCTTTCATGCAATGCGGACAAGTCACAATTTCCCCACCGCATTCCTTGCACTTATTGAAGTCCGATTTCTTGAAACCATATCGCTTCTCAAACTCTTTGTCGAACTCTTTTTGTCCCATCAAAGCCCTCCTATCAAGTGGTAAACAAAAAAAACGATAACAATCACTGCCACGCCCAGCAACATGCCTTTCAGAAAAAACAACCAGCAAAGAGTCTCTTCTGTCTTACTCGCAAAAATCATGCTTTCTTCCTCCTCAGGTAGGGGCAATCTCCACAATCTCTTATCGCGAGCTTGCACTTCTTCAATCCACACGGGTTCGTAGTAATCCCTCCAGTTGTTCTTTCTTGATTCGCTTCAGCGCGTTTATGACGTTCATGAACGCGACTCTCGGCGTACTACCTGTTTTCCTGACATTCAAAGCATCGCATTTGCATACCCAGCTCTCGTTTTCAATACTGCTTTTCCACAAGGTGATTTCAATTTTTAGCATAGTTTTTCACTATCCATAAAGATTCTTCATCTCCTCTATGAGTCGCCCCTGCAATTCAAATCCAAGGTGGCTCCAAAGACTAAAAGCAACCTTGAGTATTGTCTTGCCATCAGCGTTTTTGAATTCTATCCAATCCTCGAGTACTACTCTATCAGTACCCATGCTTCCGTCTTTTTCTTCACTCCATCGTTCCATTGAGAGTGGGCAACCATCACGCCTGTAAGTCATTTCAAAATCTCCTGCACTTTCTTTGAATCCTTGAGAAAATCGAGAAAATTGGGTGTGTCCCAATCATGCATGTGTACCCAAGCAGTTGCATCTGATGAAAGTT